TACTTATTACAGAAGACGAGTTTTATAAACAAGTAAATTTTAGGGCTTATGTTAAAGCTGACGCATGGGAGAAAGGTGTAAAGGCAGGTAAGACAGGTAATGCTTTAACAGAATATATAGAACAACAATCTAATAAGGTTTTTGATATTGTTGATACTGGAAGCACCAAAGGTTTACCACCTAGTATTACTGATTTATACAAGAAAGCAAAAGACTATGCTGCTGAAGTGACTTTTACAAAAGATCTACCTCAAGATGGATTTGGTAAAACAATACAAAACTTTGCTAATCATCCATTTGGTAGATTAATAGTTCCATTCGTAAGAACTCCTGTAAATATTTTTAAAACTCAATTAAGGTTTATTCCAGGTTTTAATTATGCTTTATTAGGGGAATATAGAAGAGCTTTAAAAAGTACAGATCCAAGTGTCGCTGCTAGAGCAAGAGGGGAAATGTATTTAGGAGGTGGTTTTACATCAATGGCTCTTCTTTTAGCTAGAGATATTGATAATCCCATGGCAGAAGTGTCCTTTACAGGTGGTGGTCCTAATACAGTTGGATTTGGCGATGTTATCGAACAAAATAGATTATTAGTAAAACAAAAAAGAGCAGAAGGTTGGCAGCCTTATTCCTTTAGATTTTTAGTAAGAGATAAAAACGGTGAAGTGGTAATGACCAAAAGTGGTAAACCAAAATATAAATATATTTCATATAAAAGATTAGATCCTTGGTCTGGTATCTTTATGTTATTAGGAGATTATGCAGATATAGAAGGACAAATAGGACAGCAACAACGTAATGATTTTGCAGTTGCTATGACTGTGGCGATTGCAAGAAACTTAACAGATAGAACATTTGTAAGTGGTATAACAGAATTTGCAGAAGCTATTCATAATCCATTTAAATTGCAAACATTACTATCAAGAAGAGTTGCTAATATTGTTAATCCTGTCTCAAGTTTTGGTAGATCAGTTAATAAAGCTATTGATAAAACAAAATTAGATACAAGTTTTTATCCAAAAGGATCAGAAGAAATGTTTACAGGTGTAAGATCATTTTTAAATGAACTAGCTAAAACCGTACCTCTGTATAATGCTGACTTGCAACCTGATAGAAATTGGCTTACAGGTGCAATTATTGAATATCCTAATGGTGTAGGTCCAGATATTTTTGATGTTTTAAATCCATTTACAGCTACAAATACGAAAGATAATTTAGTATTAACAGTAATAAACGATTTAAATATTTCTTTGCAACCACCTAAAAAATTCTTTTTTAGAGAACAAGGAGTAGAAGGAACAGGTATTGAACTTGATAATGATCAATATGCAGATTATATAAAACATTTAGCTTTTGATACTAAAATTGATGGCAAAAGATTAATTGTAAAATTGTTTGAAGAATTAAATAAACCACAAAACAAAGCTTTTTATCAAACCGCATTAGGTCAAAATGTAGATGCTGATGATGCAAGGTTAAAAATGCAAATACAAGATAACGCAAGAGCAGAATTAGCTAGTCTTATAAGAAATATAATCGGTGATTACAAGGATAAAGCAAAGAAAGGATGGTTTAGAAAACCAGAAAATCGTAAAATATATTCAGATTACCAAGACAAACTTACAAAAATCAATGATAATACAACTAAAGCAACAATTAAAAATTACAACAAGAATATTGTTGACTTTAACTCTAACTAATCATGGCTACTAACACCGTTGCTACAAAGCAAACTCATACCGCAGCTAATAATGCCAGTGGTAATACTTCTGGTCAGTTTACTTCTGGTAACTTTCCGACAGCAGGGGTAACTATAGAAATAAAAAGAAATACTGATATAACAGTACCTAAAGTAGATTTTCAAGATGGTTCTGTATTAACTGAATCTGATTTAGATAACAACAGCAAACACCTGTTGTTTGGTATGCAAGAAACAAAAGAAGATACAGAAGGTCTTGTAAGTACCTTTGTTGGTACTTCTGCCCCTACAGGTTCAAGTATTGTTAATGGTGCTAGATGGTATGACACAATATCAGGTCGTACTTTTATTTATTATGTCGATGCAGATACAGCACAATGGGTAGAAGCAAACCCTCCTTTTGATGCTGCTGAATTTACATCTAACATTACCAATACAAACGTAGCTACTAACGCTGCTATAGATGCAACTAAGCTTTCTTTTACACAAACTGGCACAGGTGCTACTGCGAGAACAGTTGATAGTAAATTAGAAGATTTTGTTTCTGTTAAGGATTTTGGTGCTAAAGGTGATGGTAGTACTGATGATGCTACTGCCATACAAGCTGCTCTTGACT